TATAGGTGTGGATACCATGTTACACTAAACCCTTCAGCAGCACGATTTACGTCTTCCACAACATAGAATCTTTTTAGTGCATAATTCAAATCGTTAAGTGCATATTCGTCCTTGAGGTGTGGTAATTCTATTACATCACCTGGAATTATCTTTCTACCAAGTTTTTCAACTGTATCTGTAATATGGAATGTGATGAATATTGTATCATTCTGTAGGAAAAGTCCGAACTGGCTAAGATTAAAATCAATATCCTGCACATTATACACGCCACGCATGACATACACATCAGGATCATATTTTCTGTCCCTATTTTCCAGGAATAGCATGTCCTGTATGTTTGTGGGGCTTAGAGTATCATATTTAGGCTGCGATGGCGATCCTACTGTATCTGCTGTTGCTTCGGCACCCAAATACTTGTGCATAAGCACGTCGGTGCCACCAACTTGGAACATCTCCCAGGCAGTCTTGTCTATGAACTTGTAATCATTGCCCTTTTCCGGGCGGTATAAACTGAGTCTTGGCATAGTATATGTATTTACCGTTTTCTGCGCAAGGCATAAATAGTAATATGAGCCAAATTGATACAGCAAAACAGGAAGTATTCGACTACGTTAGACTCATGCTAGGTGATGGCATGATTGACGTGGAACTTGACCCGGAACACTACGAAACAGCACTCAAGAGAGCATTGGGTGTATTTAGACAGCGTTCGGACAACTCCGTGGAAGAGAGTTACATAACTCTAAGCCTGGAAGAAAATCAGAACGAATACATATTACCAAAAGAAATTCAGCAGGTAAGACAGATTTATAGACGAAGCGTTGGCTCAAGAACAGGCAGCGGTACGGGCGGTACAGTATTTGAACCATTCAACTTAGCATACACGAATACATACCTACTAAGTTCAACCAACATGGGCGGACTAGCAACATATGAACTATTTGCACAGTATCAGGAACTAGTCGGAAAGATGTTTGGATCATTCATCAACTTTACTTGGAATCCACAGAGCAAGAAACTAATTATTATGCAACGTCCAAGAGGCACGGAAGAAGTTTTATTATGGGCATACAATGATAAGCCTGACTTTGTAATACTGGAAGATGTATATTCAGGACAGTGGATCAAGGATTATACGCTGGCAAACTGTAAGGTAATGCTAGGACAGGCAAGAGAAAAATTTGCATCTATCGCAGGACCACAGGGCGGAACAGCACTTAACGGTGCAAGCATTAAGCAGGAAGGCTTTAACGATATTGAACGCCTAACCATGGAACTTGGAACACAGGTTGCAGGCGGACACGGATATAGTTGGATAATAGGATAATGAGAATATCGGAACTAGTTACAGCGGAAGAACACGACCAAATTTTTAATGAAGTCGCTAAAATGGTTTGGGGTAGAACTTCGCCTAGTGCAAGAGGCGGCAAAACAAAATTACGTTTTAGATGCTCAGTAGGTCCAAGGAAGGGCAGACAGGTAAGCCATCCTTCAAAATGCGTTCAGCAATATCAAGTAGGCAAGGCACAAAAGATGAAAACTACTCGTGCAAGAACTGCACCAACACAGGCTCGCAGACAACAGCGTACCAAATCAATCAATACAGCAAGTGTTTTGGCAAGAAAACTCAACACTGGCAAGCCAGGACAGCCAAAACCATTCTATTAAACACTTGACATTTAATCTAAAGACGCTATAATATAACTTTATAGGAGAGTTATATGATTATAGGCGTTTGCGGATTCATCGGTTGTGGCAAGGATACTGTTGCCGATTACTTGGTAAATTTCCACGAATTCCGCAGAGAAAGTTTCGCAGATTCTCTAAAGGATTCTGTTGCGGCAGTATTTGGTTGGGATCGAACCATGCTGGAAGGTAGGACAAAAGAATCAAGAGAGTGGCGCGAACAGGTAGATCCTTGGTGGGCAGAGAGACTTAACATGCCTACCCTAACTCCCCGTTGGGTTCTACAATATTGGGGCACTGAAGTATGCCGTAAAACCTTCCATGATGATATTTGGATTGCCAGCATAGAAAACAAACTTAGACAGAGCAAGGATAACATTGTAATAAGCGATGTGCGTTTTCCAAACGAAATCAAGGCAATCAAGAATCTAGGCGGTAAGATTATATGGGTTACACGCGGAGAACTACCCGAATGGTATGATGACGCTGTTAAGGCTGTTTCCGGCTCAAATTATCATCTTAATGAAATGAAAAGACGCCAAATTCATAGCTCTGAATGGGCGTGGGTAGATACTAAATTTGATAATGTAATTGCAAATGATAACACTATAGACGATTTATATAATACAGTTAAATCAATAATCAGCAACTAAATCACCTTGCTTCCAGCGTATTCCTTCCTTGGCTAAAACAGTCCTACAATTGGCACACACTGTCTTTAGATTAGAATGTCTACAATTATCCAAGTTTTCATCAACATGGAATACTCTGAATACTTCCTCGTGTTGTGATTTAAAACCGCACTTATCACACTGCTTTTTAATTCTATATCCTGCACGATACCATCTAGGAACACCGTGATGCAAACCATGTGCAGAACAGGCTTCACATAGGCTCCTGTAGTAGGTCTTGCCATTCTTCTTATAGTTTACTGCTCGCGGTCTTAAACCGCATTTACATAACGGTCTCATGCATGTATTTACACCTTTTCTATCCCTTTATTAATAATGCCTTAAAGCACCATTTTTTGATTATTCCGCTAAATACAATATAACAATGCATTACGTAATGAATTGAATTATTACCAGGAGATAACAGCATGGCACTAACATCACCCGGCGTAGAAGTTACGGTAATAGATGAGAGTTTTTATACCCCGGCTGAACCGGGAACGACTCCGCTAATTGTCGTTGCAACGGCCCAAGACAAAACTAATGCCGCAGGCACTGGGGTTGCTTCAGCAACTACGGCGGCGAATGCAGGAAATGCATTTAAAGTGACAAGTCAAAAAGAATTAGTAGATCTTTTTGGAGTTCCAAACTTCGAAAAGACAGCGAGCAATACACCTATTCATGGTTCAGAATTGAACGAATATGGGCTATTAGCAGCATACAGTTTACTAGGTGTTTCGAACGCAGCATTCGTAACTAGAGCGGACGTAGACTTAAATCAGTTACAAAGTTCAGCAGAGGCTCCGGGAGCGAATCCTCCAGACGGAACATGGTGGATTAATACTGGATCTACATCTTGGGGAATCCAAGAATGGAATTCAGCAGCAATCAGCACAACAGGCGGACAGAAATTTGCAGCAAAAACACCTATCGTTTTAACAGACGATGATGCAGCAAAGATTTCAAACAACGCACCACTAGGATCAGTAGGATCAATTGGTGACTATGCAGTTGTTTTTGAAACAGTAGGAACAGCATCAACAGGAACATTTTCATTTGCTAATGAAGTGGCAAGAATGTATCTTAAATCTGCTGGAAATACAGCATCAGGTGTTGCAGCAGGCGATTGGGTACTTGTTGGTTCTCAGGAATGGAGAGCAAGTATTCCAACAGTAATTACAGCACAATTAACAGGTGCAAAAATTACAGCAGCAGCAGGTAATTTTACACTTAACGGAACGTTAGTTACAATAGGTGCTAGTGATACTGTTGACGATATTGTAAACAACATTAACGGATTGAGCATTGCAGGAACAACTGCTAAGAATGTAAGTGATAGAATTTACATCTATACAGATGGAACTTCAAACACCAACGCAAATACAGTTGTTATTGTTGCAGGAACTGCTGATTTAGATGAATTAGAAATTTCAGCAGCGACTTATAAAGGCCCTGAACTGTATCAAAATCCACACACACTAGTTCCACAATGGAAAGGTACTCCAGGAACTGATGCAAATGCAAGACCTACAGGATCTGTTTGGATCAAGACTACAGAACCTAACAACGGTTCAAGATGGAGAGCAAGCAAGTGGGATTCAGCAACAACTAGTTGGGTTTCAGCAGAGGCTCCACTTTATGCAAGCGGACATTCAGCAATTTATTCGCTGGATAGAAGCGGTGCAGGCGCTAACATTCCAGTGGATGATTTATTTGTACAAACAAATGCATTTGAACACAGCATGTATGACGATTCACCGGCAACAGCGGTGTTCCGTGTATGGCGCAGAGCAAATGTGGGTGCAACAACAGTTACTTCAGCAGTAGTTGCTAGCCAATTAACAGCAGATGACTACCAGTTCGAGATTGCAGAATCAATCCAAGGACAGGAAGCATTGAACTCAGCAGTAAGCATTACGTTTGCAAGTTCGGGTTCGAGTTCAGATGCTAACACAATGGCAGCGGCTATTAACGCAGCAGGTTTAACAAATATCGAAGCGGGTGTTACAGCAAACAATGAAATTACTATTTCACACAAACTAGGCGGTGAGTTTAGATTGCGTGATGTGGGTAGAGATGCAATTGGTGCACTATTTACACCATACAATATTGACACAGCAGAAGGAACTGCAAACTTCTACAACTTGTCAGATGCTTCGTTAACAGGCGGACAGAGTCAATTAGCACCAGGTGCTGATGATTCAACTGCTGAAAATAGATATCTTGCTTCAAACTGGCAGCCACTAGCATCAAGTGATTTTTATGCAAGTGCTGACAATCCAGAAGCGGAACCAGCAGATGGACAACTTTGGTACAACCCAGAGTTTTCAGATGTTGATATCATGATACATGATGGAACAACATGGGTTGGTTACAGAAGTGCAACAAGTCCTTACACTGAAGCAGTCAGCGACAGGGCAGGATACACACCAATAGTTGCTGCTTCTAATCCATACATTGCTGGTACAACTGTTGATGGCGATCTTTGGATTTCAACAGCAGATATTGAAAACTATCCAACAATTTACAAGTATGACAGCAACCAATCAGGACCTGCTTCGGAAAGATGGGTATTAGTTGATAAGACTGATCAAACATCAGAAGACGGTGTACTGTTTGCAGATGCACGTTATGGCGCAACTGGTGCTACTGGTAATACAGCAGCAACCATTAAGGACCTAGCGAAGGTAGACTACCTAGATCCAGATGCTCCAGATCCTGCACTATATCCACAAGGAATGCTGTTATGGAATCTACGTAGAAGTGGTGGTAACGTTAAGCGTTACGCTAACAACTATATTGATATCACAGCAGACAACCAACGCTTCAATAACGATGAAGCAATGACAGACTACGCAACTGATCGTTGGGTTACTGAATCAGGTAACAACGAAGACGGTTCAGGATCTTTTGGAAGAAAGGCACAGCGTAAGGTTGTTGTTCAAAGAATGAAGAGTGCGGTTGACACTAGCAGCCAAATTAGAGATGAAGAGCGTAGAAACTTCAACATAATTGCTGCTCCTGGATATCCAGAACTAATGAGCAACCTTGTTAATCTTAACATTGACAGAGGCTTAACAGCATTTGTTATTGGTGATACACCACTAAGACTAGCAGCGGATGCAACAACATTAACAAACTGGGGTTCGAATGCTAACCTAGTTACTGATAACGGCGACGATGGCTTGGTAACATATGATGAATACCTAGGAACGTTTTATCCAAACGGATTCACAACTGACCTAGGCGGATCAAACGCAGTGGTTCCAGCATCACACATGATGATGAGAACTATTGCACTAAGCGATCAGGTATCGTTCCCATGGTTTGCTCCGGCAGGAACACGACGTGGTGGAATTTCAAATGCAACAGCAGTAGGATACATTGATGCTGCAACAGGAGAATTCCAAACAGTGGCCCTGAATGAAGGACAAAGAGATACGTTGTATGATCTAAAGATTAATCCAGTAACATTCTTTAATGGTGTTGGATTGGTCAACTACGGTCAGAAGACTCGTGCAAGAAATGCTTCTGCACTGGACAGAATCAACGTAGCACGTTTGGTAGTATACATGCGCAGCCAGTTACAGAAGTTGGCTCGTCCGTATATCTTTGAACCAAATGATAAGATTACTAGAGATGAGATTAAACAGGCAGTTGAAAGTTTACTTCTTGAACTAGTGGGTCTAAGAGCAATTTACGATTTCGCAGTAGTTTGTGATGAAACAAACAATACTCCGGCTAGAATCGATCGTAACGAACTGTATGTAGACATTGCGATTGAACCAGTTAAGGCTATTGAGTTCATATACATTCCGTTGCGTGTCAAGAACACAGGGGAGATATAAGACATGCCTATTACATCATTAAATAACTTTTCAGTACCGACAGACGCAGGCAACCAAGTGCTCTTGATGCCTAAGTTAAAGTATCGCTTCCGCGTTACTTTATTAGGATTCGGAGTTAATGCCGCGACTGAACTAACTAAACAGGTAGTTGATGTTTCAAGACCAAAAGTTGGTTTTGAAGAAATGACACTAGACGTTTACAACTCAAAGGTTTATCTAGCAGGTAAGTATACCTTTGAAACAATCACACTTAACTTGCGTGATGACGCTAGTGGCGAAGTTCAAAAACTTGTTGGACAACAGGTTCAGAAACAGTTCGACTTTGTTGAACAGGCTTCTGCAAGATCAGGTATTGACTATAAATTTACTACTAAGATTGAAGTACTAGATGGTGGTAACGGAAATAATGCTGCTGGAGTAAACGTTCTTGAAACTGCTAACTTGTATGGCTGTTTCCTAACTAACGTTGATTACGGAGAGGCTAACTATGCTACCAACGAAGCAATGCAGGTCGCACTATCAATTAGATTTGATAACATGACACAGTGGGGCGCAGGCGAGCAAGGCATCGGTGTTGGTATTGGTGCAGCAGTGGAAAGAACTATTGGCGAATCCACTACTGGTGCTGGTACAGCCCAAGGCTAATACTAGTTTTAGTATTGAAATTAAAAAGCCCGGATTTTTTCCGGGCTTTTTTTATGGCTAAATACTAGTATGGCAAATAAATTTACTAGATTTCTAACAGACGTATTTACAGGACTCACAAATCCAAAGGGTAGAGTATCAAATTATACCCATGCTACACGCTTGTTTATCGATGATAATTTTCGTCTTGCTCCCAAGACGAAATTCAATTACTATCTAAGAATTGAACTAGATCCTAGTGCCCACAAGGCAGCGGGTTTTACTCTTAAGCATGCTGAAGAAACAGGTTTATTGGTTAAGACTGCTGATCTACCAAAATTTAAATTTGATACTGAGACCTTTAATCAATACAATAGAAAAAGAATAGTATACACGATGATAAATTATGATCCTATTAATTTTACCTTTCATGATGATAATCAAGGGGTCATAAATGCCTTGTGGGCAATCTATTATGGTTACTACATACAAGATAGGCATGTTGCTACAACAAATGCATACAAACCAGAAAATGATATGTATAGAGCTAATGATGATGCATTTAATAAATTCCGTTATGGACTCGATAATAACATAAGCGATCCTTTATTTAAAAGTGTAACACTTTATACCATGGGGCGCCGAAGATTTATAGGGTACACATTAATAAATCCTAAAATAACATCATGGGAACACGGAAACAGAGATTATTCTGCAACATCAGATCCTGCAGAAAGTTCAATGACACTTGAATATGAAGCAGTTCTATACTCATCAGGCGAAGTTGGTGAAGGATCGCCAAAAGGATTTGCAACACTACATTATGATAATTCTCCGTCACCCCTATCAGTCGCAGGCGGTGGCACAGGAAATCTTCTAGGAGAAGGCGGTGTATTGGACGGACTCGAATCCGTGTTCGGTGCCGTGGGTGACGGAACAGCATTCAGTTCCGGAGGCAATTTTTTAAGCACAGCAATTAAAGCAGTAAACACATACAAGGGTGCAAGAGGGTTAAGCAAGGAAGGATTATTAGCAGAAGCAACAAATATTTTAACTAGCCCTGCAGGAACACAAGCAGTAGCAAATACTATAAGTGGAGTTGCAGGAGCCGTGTTTAATAAAAATGATCCTAACAATGGTATCACAAAAGGAGTACAAAAGAAATCTAGAAGTAATATTTCGAACAGTTCATCTTTTGATCAAGAGTTTGCTAATCAAGCCTCAGCACAAAATACCGGAGGCTTTAACTAATGGCAAGTAATCCACAAACTAATTTACCAGCAAAACAAATAAATGACAGTGCTGCAAGAACAAAATTGTTTTTTGATACTTATGGAAAAGCACCTTTAGAATTTAATGCTACTGAAGTTGATGCAACAATAGGATTTTTTACTGGTAGAGGTTTTTCGAAAGAAGCAGCTCAGAGTATTTCGATGAGCATTCTTAAACAGGCAAAATTAGAAAACGTAAAAATATTCACAATACTAGATGACTTAAAAAAACTTGACGGGTTACAGATAAGCGGACTGGTAAGTGAAGTATTAAACAATAATAGACCACCCACATCCACTCTTGGTTATAGACAACGAACTCCTGACATTACAAAACAACGCAACGTGGTACCATAATGGCTAAGTTTGCTCAGGGAAGATTCGAAATGAAAAATCCTGGCAAGTATGTGGGTACTAAAAAACCTCTTGCTAGAAGTAGTTGGGAATTTGTTTTTATGAGGATGCTGGATGAACATCCAGGAGTACAAAATTGGGCAAGTGAGAGCATACAGATTCCGTACAGAGATCCACTAACAGGAAAGTACACAATTTATGTTCCTGATTTCTTTATAGTGTATCAGGACAAGAATGGAAGGAAGAATGCAGAGGTTGTTGAGGTTAAACCAAAAAATCAAACCATGAGAGAAAATGTTGGCAAGAGCAGATACAACCAAGAACAGTACATTAAGAACATGGCAAAATGGGAAGCAGCCAATGCTTGGTGCAAACAAAAAAAATTAAGATTTAGGATAGTCAGCGAGGATGATATTTTTCACACTGGCTCAAAGAGACGATAAGTAATAGTATGACAAAGAAATTAGAAGAATTGTTTAATCTAGAAGATCAAGAAAATACTGAACAAGAAAAATCAGTAGAAAAAGTGGAAACGACCGAAGTGTCTCCGCAACAAATTAAAAGCCTTGATGATAGTTATAAGGAAGTTCATAAGATTACGGGAAATCTTCCAAAAATACAAGAATTGGATTCTATGGAAGAAAAGGATTTGGATAGCCTGGCAGATAAGGCAGAAAAAGCCTATGATGATTTGATGGATTTGGGCATGAATGTTGAAGTAAGATACAGTGGTAGAATATTTGAAGTGGCAAGCAGCATGCTGAAAAATGCCATAGATGCAAAAACAGCAAAAGTGGATAAGAAATTAAAAGCCGTTGATTTACAATTAAAAAAATTAAAAATAGACAAGGATTCGCCGGACGATAATGATGTATTGGATGGAAAAGGCTATGTAATGCTTGATCGTAACGAATTAATTAAGAAATTAAGCGAAAAGGAATAAATACATACATGAAGACGTTTAAAGAATATCTATCAGAAAGCAAGAAAACCTATAGTTTCAAGGTTAAAATTGCGGGCGATTTACCCGAGAGTTTTGCCAACGATCTTAAAGCAAGATTGGAGCATCGTGGTATCATGCAGTTTGAACAAATGAAAACCACTCCGGTTTCACAAGTTCCACATGATTTTCCAGAGTTAACAAACATGGAAGTTCATACGTTTGATGTAATGACAGAGTATCCACTTACACCGACCGAGATTGAAAAAGAAATTTTTGAAATGGGCTGCTGCGAAGCGGGTTATTACAAGGTAAGAAATAGTGCAAGTCCTACAGAGATTGATCAAATCACAGCAGGTGATAATGCTGATTACGAAGGTGCACTGCTTCATGATAATCAATATAACGACGGTCAAAAAGTGAAACACAAGGATTACTTTGGTGACGACTTCAACAAGGGATTTTTAAAAGAACTTTCCAAGGAAGCAAAGGAAAGAAAAAAGGAATTGGGAACTGATAAATTAAAGGCAGACATTTATCAGGACACACCAAAATTAAAACAAGATAAAGCAGGGGTAAAGAGTCCTGTAGGGAGTAACTAATATGAACTTTCATGAACTATTAGCCAAAATGCAGGAAATTGATACAGCAAAGACTGAGGCACCTGTAGAGCAAAGCACAGAAGAATGTGGAATGCCAATGGCACCAAATATGCCTCCAGCAGAGCCTAAGGATAAGGCTTCGATGAGCATTAACATTAATGCACAGGGAGATGCAATTGATGACGTAATGGCACTTATTGCTAAGATGAAGGGCGATGCAAAACCAGATATTAGCGACATGCCTAGTGTTTCTATCATGTCTCCAGGAATGGATGCACCGGAAGGCCCTCCGATGCCAACACCAATTAACAAAATTTTACCAGACTTTGATGGCGATAACGATGACATGCCAGGCGGCGAAGATGATATGGTTGCCATTAAAGCAATGGGCGACAAAGGTGACGATAACGATTATGATAATGACGGTAAACTTGACGCTCATGAAAAAGACCACGACGACGAAGAAAAATTACACAAGACTGTTGACAGAGATGACGACGGTGATCATGACATGGACGACCATGACATGGAGAAAAAAGATAAAGAAGAAGCATATGCTAATGAGCCTGATGAAGATGAGAGAGATATCAATTACATCACTAAGAAAACTTCAGGTGGCATGAACAGAATGAAAGGAACGCATCCTAAGGTAGCAGGCGGAGATAATCCAATGCAGCGTGTTAAGGAAGGCGAAGACCTGCGTGCTTCTATCAAGCAACAATTGCTACAAGCACTAGAAGAACATAAAGGAGCGAAATAATGGCAGACTTACTAACAACAACTATTGGCGGCGGTAGCTCGGTATTAGTCGCTCAAAACAGAAATGCAGTTTCTGCTGCTGATGGCGTTCAACCAGAAATTACAGATATTGATTTTGTTGGAACAAAGCCATTAACAATATTACTAATTGACTTTGTTGCAAATGCAACAGCAGAAGTTGGTGCAAATGAAACTATACAGGCAGTATTTGAAATCATTGGCAAGTATGCTACTATTGTCATTAGAGGCGACTTATTTGATACAGGATCGCAAATGGCAGTTCTAGTTGAAACACCAAACGAGACAGCAGACTGGAACAGTGATTCAAGTGCAACTACACTTGCAGCAAACATCCAAAACGAAGTGCAGGCACTGGGTGCAGGCTACGGAAATAATGGTTTTGGTGCAAATGCAATTACTGTAACAGTAAAAACTTCACTAAATATTTCATAATAACTTAGTTTCATATCTATCCAATAGGGCCGCAAGGCCCTATTTTTTTGATTAAATACTAGTATGGCAAAGAGTTTAGATGGCGTCCAAATTAAGAAGGCGCATACAAAGCAAAAATACACATTAGAGGAAGTAAAGCACCTTGAGGCATGCATGGATCCCAAGGATGGTCCACTATACTTTGCGAAAAATTTTATCAAGATTCAACATCCCACACTTGGAAGCATACCATTTAATCCTTATGGTTATCAGGAAGAATTACTACACGCATATCATGATCATAGATACACCATAGCAATGCTACCAAGACAGATGGGCAAGACTACCTGCGCGGCAGCATATCTTCTTTGGTATTGCATGTTCACTCCGGAAGCACAGGTATTGATTGCTGCACACAAATACACGGGTGCGCAGGATATCATGAATAGATTTAGGTATGCATATGAATCCATACCAGACTTTTTGCGTGCAGGTATCTATACCTATAACAGGAATACCATTGAATTTGATAATGGTGCTAGAATACAAGCAACCACAACTACTGAAGACACAGGACGTGGTAAATCACTTTCATTAATATACTGTGATGAGTTTGCATTCGTGCAACCACCCGAGAAGGCTCGCGAGTTTTGGACTGCTCTTTCTCCCACACTGTCAACGGGCGGTAAGGCAATCGTTACTAGCACACCAAACTCGGATGAAGACCAGTTTGCCATGATATGGACTGAAGCGAATAAACACTTTGATGAGTATGGCAATGACACGGTAACAGGTACTAATGGATTCTATCCTTTCTTTGCTCCATGGACGGAGCATCCGGATAGAGATGAAGCATGGGCCAATGAGGAACGTGCCAAGATTGGAGAAGAAAGATTCCGTCGTGAGTTTGATTGTGAATTCTTGATCTTTGATGAAACACTCATTAACAGTGTTAAACTAGCAGAACTAGAAGGAACTGAGCCTATTCTCACCATGGGACAAACTAGATGGTATAAAAATATCAATCCAAAAGCAACCTATCTAGTGGCACTCGATCCTAGCCTAGGAACGGGCGGAGACTATGCTGCGATACAGATATTTGAAATGCCAACCATGCAGCAGGTGGGCGAATGGAGACACAATCTTACTCCGGTGCAACAACAGATACGACATCTAAAATCCATACTAAAATACATATATGACCAGCAGACTGAAAAAGGAAATGCTAATCCTACAATCTATTATAGTTGTGAAAACAATACAATAGGTGAGGCTGCACTAGTTGTTATCAAGGATATTGGAGAGGAAAACTTCCACGGATTATTCCTTTCAGAACCAATAAGAAAAGGACATGTGCGTAAATTTAGAAAAGGGTTTAACACTACACACAAAACTAAAATAACTGCATGTAGCGGGCTTAAAAATGCTTTAGAACGTAATAAAATGTCTATATACAGCAAGCCACTTATCTCAGAATTAAAAACATTCGTGGCACACGGTGTAGGGTATGGTGCAAAAACAGGTGAACATGACGATTTGGTGAGTGCTACACTACTAATTGTGAGAATGGCCAATCAACTTGCAGACTGGGATCCTCAAATATATGAAAAAATGACGGAGAGATTGACCGAAGACGAGTATCCAATGCCAATATTCGTATCTGGCGGTTTTTGATAAATACTTTACTATGGACGCAACCGGTAATATAGCAACAGATTTATTCTATAAAATTAGAAGCAGATTCACGGGTTTAAAACTGGGTGAAAGCACAGGTGCTATCACTATAAATCCTGAAAGTGCTAGATTTTTTGATTTTGATTACATCGAAAATGACAAGAACATAGGCCACGTAAGCATAAGCATTGCTGAGCCTAACAGCATGAAGGTTTATTTTTCGAGCGGTATTACAGAAGGAATGGATAGTGATCAAAAGAGCAACTGGTACGATTTCCTAAGAGAATTAAGAATGTTTGCAAAACGCAGACTACTGGCATTTGATACTAGAGATATAGCAAAGGATAATTTGGATAAAAGAGATTATGCATTTCTTAGCCAACATTCAATGCCACAATCGGATAACGATACAATAACAAAACCCGTCGGAGAAACAGTAATGAATGAGAGCAATCTTTATGGAACCAAGACACAGAGTTTCCAGAAGTTATTAGATACAAGATTAATTATTAAGCACAGCAAAAAACTTGCTGATGATTTTGAACAGAAGCCAGGAGATAGAAGCAGAAACATTTCCGCACTGTTCGTTGAAAACCAAGACGGGGAAAGATTTAAGTATCCTTTCATTCACCTTGCAGGTGCTAGAGCAATGCAGCGACACGTGGCTAACGGCGGGTTACCATATGACGCTATCGGCGAAAGCATCATCAAGATGAGTGAAGAGATTGCACAACTAAAAAGTTTTACAAACTACTGCGTGAGAAACGATCTAATGAATTCCGACACTAATTCGATCGTTGAACGCAGCAAGGCGCAATTGGACGGGCTGAGAGAAAGAGTTGCTAGACTATCCAAGCAGGCACACTATGAAAACTATGTGGCAGAATTCCAGGCACCTGAGGCAGTTGAAGTTCCAGATGACGTGATGGAAGAATACAAGGAAAAATTCACTGTTAAAAACTTCAAAGAAGATATTGCTAGTGCATTCCCTATCATATACAGACTAATGAAAGAAGAAGAAACAGTAGGCTATGACGACATAGTCGGTATGACAAACGAAGTTTCATCAATGGGAATGAATAAGTATGGACTTGCTGCTAAGAAAGTGGATGGCAAGTTTTATTCATACAAGGATGGAAAAGAAACAGGCGGACCATTTGATTCAATAGAAGAACTTAAAAAGCATCAAGAAGATTTATTGAACAATGAATCAGTATCCGAGGCAGATGACGATAAAGAAGAACAAATTAAAGCGTGGGCTGACAAGTATGAAAAACACATTGGCAACAATGGCGACCCGCTACCAGAAGGTTTCCTAGAATATATGATGGATACAGGTATTCCATCAGATTCAATTGAAACAGGCGAAGTTAAAAAATATGCTGAAAAATATGGTGACGAAGCAGCAAATGATTTAAGTATGGAACAGGTAGAAGAAAAACCAGAAGACTTTCCTATCACAAGTGCTTTCCTAGAAGACCTTGCTAAAATCTTTGGACACATTCCAGATGAAGACGAAGCAGAAGAAATTAATAAGGTATTAGGACACTTCGGTGAGAACACACAAGACCCAATGGCGGGCTTTGAAAACTGGGTTAATAACCTAGGTGAGGAATCCCCACTAACAATGGCTGACGAAGAAGAAAAGGCAGACATGATCAAAAAATTAAATGGACTACTAAACACAGAATTCCAAGCAGGCGTTGATGGCACAAATGCAATTACGAGTTTAGAAGGCATCATTGAAGATCCAAAACTAGAACAGGACATTAAGAAGGCAGATCCAGAACAGGATGTTCGTCCAATGGTCAAGGCTTGGGTTGAAGAAAATGCACCTGACGTATTAGGCGAGTTAGACTTTGGCGACATGGCGGATGAGCCAGCAGTTGGTGCAGATGAAGTTGAACCACAGCAGGAAGAAGGCGTTACCAACGAAGGTGGAAATGCTTGGGATATGGCAGTTACCGATGCTGAAGGCGAAGTGTTAGATTCCGGTTCGGAAGAAGAAGCAATAAAAAGACTTGAAGATTTAAAATATGGTAAAGATGCTGAGCCTGATGAACTTTTTGCCAACAAGGTCATAGATGACATGATTGAAAAGGTAAAAGAAATGGGCTTGGACAAAGTTCAACATGAATTAGATATGCGTGAAGGCAACGAATTTAGCAAAAAAGTTCAGGACCTAAAATCACAAGGTGCTAAGAAAGGCACTAAGTTTAAGACTTCAGATGGCGAAGAACATACACTGGAAAGCCTAGCAGAATTTATCAATTCATTCTATGACAAGAATACAGGCACTTTCCCTAAAGGACCCGAAGGCGTTTGTGTAATGGTGGACAAAAAGTTTGGCGAACAAGCGGGTAAAATTGCTCGTAAGTTTGTGGAAAGAATGGCACCGGCACAGGAACAAGGCGCAGAAGACTTAGAAGAACTGGGTAGAATAAAAGAACTTATTAAATTTTAATGATTTTACGTATTGATTTTTTACGTAAAGATGTTTAAATAATAGTGTAGTAGGAAACTGCTACACTATTTTTTTTGGTGAACTCAAATCGGACCTAGTGACGACTTCTCCGACGAACTGTTTGCATAAATCTCGAAAGAAAGGAGACACATTATGTGGACTAAACCAGAAGCAATTGAAATGCGTTATGGCTTTGAAGTTACAATGTATGTAATGAACAAGTAATAACAACTTAGTAGTAAAGTATGCCCTGTCCACAAGGCAGGGCATTTTTAAAAATCCCAAAAGGAAATATTATGGAAATTATAGTAAAAGAGGTACCCGATCCTTCAGAAGGTCAGCAGGCTATTAGCCAAGATGGCAGAGAGTGCGTGTTCCACAGGGGAATATGGATAACCAAGGAAGAATATGATCGAGGTGTTTACATTAAATTAGCAGATCAAGGTGACTGCGTTTAGGAGATTAAGATGGATAAGGCACCACAACCTAGTCCAGTAGGACTTGTAGTTGTCCTAGTTGTTTTTGCGTTTTTAATTTGGCACGGTCCGTGGAAAGAACGCTGGGGCAAAGAACCACAACCACATGATGCAATACAGCACGGTAGCATAGACTGCATGAAAGATTTGAAATATCTTACATCAACACAGATTGACATATGCATAGAAATACAATCATTCAGCAAAGGCTCCGATTATGAATAATTTACAAAGAGTTGGAATAATACTCTTAGTAGGATGCTTGGTGCTTTTTTTCCTATCAGGCTGTGCTGGGTATGATGTTGTTTACGAACGGGGAGAAGCATACAAACCCGTGGTACTAGCCGGAGTTTGCGGTGGTCCGGCAACAGACTGGCCCTGTTTGGAAGAAACACCCTGCTCTGTAATCTAATTTGGAATTAAAAACTCAGAATTAGTTAAAAATCTTGTTGACAAGATAAATAACATTGCATATAATAGTACGTATGCATTAGGCATAAATGACATTTTTTATTAGGCAAACAAAGGAGGCTACAAAATGGCATCATTAGCAGAAATTCGTGCAAAACTGCAAGAATCACAAAACCGCGCAACTGGTAATTCTACTGGTGGCG